GGACCGTGGAGCGTATAATGAGGACTAATCCGTCCTTATTAAAAGCTCTGCACGCCGCACGTACGAGGTACATCAGAGACGAAATCTCTGATGAGCCGAGTTTCCTGTCATTACGGAAATTCGCCTCGCAAGGTACTGCAACGACGTTCCCAGTTATGAGTTTGGTGATGCTCTGTATTGCTCTAGGTTGTACCCTAGGCAGTAAAGAGCGGGTCACTTGGGCTCGTATTAAGGAACTTCGAACCAAGGTTCGTGTATTCGGCGACGATATTATTTTGCCGGTACACGGGTATGGGCGACTAGTGCGCACAATGAATCTCCTTCAGTTGAAAGTCAACATGGCCAAAAGCTATGTTAACGGTCACTTTAGAGAATCGTGTGGTACGGACGGATTTAAGGGGTTTGATATTACCCCATCCAAACCGAAAACACTAGTTGCAGACAGCCCGGCGTCGTGTCAGGCTGTAGTAGACACATCCAACAATCTCTTTAATAAAGGATTATGGTATGCATCAAGAACAGCCGATGACCAACTTCCTATACAGGTACGAAAGTACCTCAGGATTGTGGGTCCAAACGACGCTGGCTTCTCCGGTCTCTCGTCCTTTAGTGGAAGCGATGAACGCCATCTTATCAAAAGATGGAATACTCGCCTACATCGGGACGAAGTCAAAGTTTGGTCAATTTCTGACCGAACTAAAAGATCGGAGAGAGACGGATTCGACGGGCTTCTGGACTTCTTTGCCAGAGCACACAATTCTCGCAACCCTAGGGTTGTGTCTGAATACGTCGACCGTCGGAGAACGATTGCTCGTTCTTCATGGGAGCCCCAGAACTCTGATGCTCGGATATCTTCTAGATATTCAGGATCAGTCCGAACTGTTAGGATATGTCCTCCGAAAGGTGGATAACCTAATAGTCGGACACCGACCTTTTCTTTTTGATTTAAATCTTAAGAAAAGACTCGGGATCGTTGAAGATCTGGAAATATATCCCAGTGAGCTTCAGGATTCTCTGTCCGATTATTCCGCTTATCTTAGCTCCAAAAGAGCTGATATGCATGTTGAATAACTGATAAAACGCCCTTCCTGATCCTGCTTTATGGCAGGTCAGCTAAGGGTTTCGGTTATTCATGTAGAATAATCTGAACAAAGAACTTTTGTTCTGGGTGGTGGGC